CCGATAGTGACATAAGCAGTGGTGACAGTACCGAATAGGCCTCTTGATCCGCTTCGGACATGACGCGTGGTTGTGTAACAAATTGTAGGCCGTACAGCATGAAGCCGATTGACATGACAAAGACAACGGTTAGCCCGATGCCTACGGCAAGAATTAAACGTGCTTTTATTTCTTCATTAGTAAGTCGTGATCGTAATTTCATTAGCAGTCAAACCCAAGTATTTCTTTAAGTGTGGTGGTGGTCATTGCCGATTCAACAGCGCCTAAAGCCTTGTTTTTGGTGCGTGGCTCTTGGTTGCATTGGCATTCGGTTTTGTTGGTGTTGGCGGGGTCTTGGCATGGGTAGCGGAAACGGTCTGCACAGCCTGTGAGGGCAAGGAGGGTGGCGCTAATCAGCAGTAGGCGTTTCATCTGTGCCTTCTAATGTCCAGCCTGTAGCAAGTAGGGCTTCGTATTCTTCTTCGGTCATTTCTCTGACTTCGTCGTCTATTTGTATATTTGGTCGTGTCATGGGTTAGCCCTTTCGGTATCCGTAAACAGTAATAGTTCCACCAGTAAGAGTTCCCGAATTAGGGATAAGAGTAAAACTTGTATAACTGGCCGCTACCTGATGCAGTCCTGACGCTGTTCCAGCAGCAGTTTCTGCTACCCAACCAACAGCATGAAAGGCAGTGTATTTAGACAAAAACGGGCCAATCAAATCATATGAAACAGTTGCATAATTTGATGTTCCGTAACCCGTGAACTCCCAAGACGCTTGGTTATTTGTTGAAGCAGACACGGGCGTTGCGCCACTTGCATAGACGACATAATTTAATGCAGCATAATAAGCCGCCGTAGAACCACCGATTTGGGTTCTAATAGACACGGCAGCAGAGGCAACACCGCCATTGTAAACAATTCTATAACTGTCGTAATCAGCTGAAAAGGCACTAGACACTGTAACGCTAGAAACGCCTGTGCCTACCGTTTGTGACTTGACAAACACCAGCCCTGAGTTAGCCAAGTATGTATTGGTATCGGAACTGGTTAGCACTTCGCCAGTCGTGAACGTCTTTATAGCCATGTCAGAATCCTAATCTATTGTTGTCTAGTTTGCCATAAACGGCATTGTTAAGAATGAGATAGTCATTAGTCTCGTTACTAGAGACATAAAACAAAATACGGGTGTCATCAGGCGTGGCCTGTATGTTCACACCCTCAATGATGCAGTAATACCGGACACCACGCAAAACAATGTTAATTTCAAGGCCAAGGAAATTGCTAATCAGGTTAAGCATAAATACAGCGTCAGCTCTGGCTTGCTGGCTAATAAGAAAGCCCAATTCGCGTGGGGTGCTGTTCGTGGTGTCGTACTTAAATTGCAGATACTGAGCCAACGACAATGCCTGTGACGTGCTGACATCGTAGGTCTGGGCAACGTATGAATAGATAGGCGTTGAAAGGCTGGTACTGGTTTGTGAAGCCAGACCTAAAGGCTCAACAGTTATCCAGTTGTAGTAGTCCTCAGCTGCGCTCTTAAACTTGACTTGCTGATACTTGTAGTTAGTAATACTGGTGAGCGTGCCATCTGACCATTCAGGCGTGACAGCAGCACCAGTTAATAAAGCACCTCGCCCTACAAAGTCAAGAGTGCCCATGTCTAAGGTTGTTGGGCCAGTAGGTGTAGAACGAAGCCTGCCTTGTTCTGTGCGTATCTCAGTATCCACAAACGCTTTTAGGTTGCCGGTGTACGTCTGGGCAGAGCCTGTGGACATACCAGAAGTTGGGCCTACATAAAGACCAACAGAATCTGCAATGTTAAAAACCTGCACATCAGTTTTAGCACTTGTAACCGCATAAGCGTTTATTTGTGTGCGACCTAGTTCGGCCTGTAAACCTTCAGCCGTGATAATAACTAAATCCTCATTAGTGACCATGCCGTACTTAATCTCAACATTAGTGATGCGACCTTGAAACATTTTCCAATAGTTATAAGTTGGATACAAAGGGTATTGGTTGGTGTAAACCCACGCAATGATGTTGTCACCAAGTTGTGGCGTGACTGTCCAGTCAGTAGGGAATAAACTCTCTACTGTAAGTTGATCTATGCCGTAGTCATCTATTTGCCTGCGCCGACCGTTAAAGATTGACACTTGCTGCACATCAGGCAACGCTGTAAAAACTGTTGTCTCAGCAAACGATACGCGCCAATCCCATGTGGGCATTAGACACCAACCGTGATAGGTACAAAACCGTTTTGACGTTGGTACTGGCGTAGGGCATCAACCACCGCTTGTGGGTCGCCACCGTTTACATTGACTGTGATACCGCCACCCATGCCACCCATTTTTGATAATGGAATAACAGCCTCTGGGCCTGCCTCACCAATAAGCGCAAAAGTAGGACTAGTCACAATGCCGCCGGTAGCCATTGCTTTATAGTCAAGGCCTGCAGGGTTAGCGCCACCATCGCCACCGTCGCCATTTATACGGCCAAGGCTAATCTGGCCAAGCGTGCCAATGTCTTTGCCGGGCTTAATCAGGTTTATGCCCTTGATAACTACGTTAATCATTGTGATAAAAGCGTTAGCCATAAACTCAAAGTTGCGTGCCACATTGTTAATTACTGCATTAACGACAGCACGAAAAGTATCAAACTTTTTATAAGCCATAACGAGTGCCACACCCAAAGCGACAATGCCAGCCGTAATAAGCACTGCAGGGTTTAACGCCATAGCCGCATTAACCAAAACAATGCTGGCAGCCATAACACCGAAAGCAGCCGCAACAGCTGTAATTAGTGTCGGGTTTTCTTGTGCCCACGTGGCGAACGATTGCAAGACCGGCAGAGCTTTTTCAAGGATTGGCAACAGTGCAGCGCCTACGCCTTCTTTAGCTTCACCGAGTGCAACGCCTAAACGCTTCATCGAGCCTGCAGCAGTGTTAGCAGAATCAGTAGCAGCACCGCCAAAAGTAACAGCCATCTCGGCCATAACTTCTTCCATGCTTGCGCCGTCTTTAATCATCTGGCGTAGCTCTGGCGACAGTTTTGCTAAGGCGGTCATGTTTCCGCCATACGCCTTTTCCATAGCCTTAGTCACAGTCTCAAGGCTCATGCCTTTAGCAGCTGCAACATCCATAGCAAGTGTGGCAGCCTTCTGAGCTTCCTCGATATCCATAGTTGCCCGGACGAGTCCAGCCATTGACGGCCTCAAATCGTCATCGGTCACGCCTTTTTGTTTACCTGCTGCCGTTATAAACGCTTCCACGCCAGCAATCTGTGCATCAGTAGCTGCAGTGGTTTTTTGTAGCTGACGCGCCAACATTGCCTGTGCTTGCTCATCTTCCATTGCACCCTTGACAGCATCACCAAGACCAGCAACTAAACCACCAAGCGCTACAGCTGCGTATTTGTTGGCTTTGCCTAGCGCGTATTTAGCCTTAGCTTGCGCGCCTTCTAAATCCTTAAAGCCCTTCTCGGCTTCCTTCAATCCCTTTGGGTTGAATTGCGTAACGATTGGTAGGTAGATAGCCATTAGCCAGATGTCCTTGCTTGTAGTGCGCGGTTAGCGTCAGCGATTACTTCATCAACGGCTTTCATAATGTCAGCAGTGCCTTGCTCTGCAATGAACGCACGTGAGCGCCACAATCCGCGCTGGGGCCTGCCAAAAGTGTTAGTAAGCAGCCGTGAAAAATCGCTGTTGTTTTTAGAGCCTGCCTGGCTGAACATTGCGCCAGCTGCGTTCTTTTGCACCAAAGTAACTAGCGGTGTGATGCCTTGACCACGTGCACGGCCACCCACCATAATTTGCACACCTTTGTCCACAGCAGTTTTGTTGTAGCCCAGCCTGCCTTTGTTGCCCCAGCCACGAATCATGCTTACGCCAATCTCTGACGGAAACTGCTTACGGCCTTCCTCAAGCATTGCCGGACTACTGGCCTTAATCTTTGCGGCAGCCTTAAAGCGCGCTGACTTGTCTAACTTGCTTAGCTCTGACAGTGCCTGCTTCAAGCCTGTAATTTCTGCGCTTGTTTCTAGGCTCATGCTTTGCGGCTTTCGTTTAACAGCTTAATCGTGGTGTTTAGATCAGCAATATCAAACTCTACAGCAGGTGGCCACCAGCCTGTGGCTACTAAAAGGCTTGCTAGGGAATGGCGGTAGGTTCCGCTTGGGTAGGGTTTGCCGGATCATTATCCACCACTTCCAAAGTCACTAGACGCTTAATGAAGTCATCGAGCACGACTGGCACTGTGATGCCAGCAACTTTGGATGACTCGTACGCCATAAAGGCCAAGTCCTCAATGCTGATGCCTTGCTCACTGATGGTGCTGGACTTGCGTTTGTATTTGCGTTCCCATTGCACAACAACGTACAAACTGGTGGTGACTAGGTACGGGCCTTCGCCTGTATCCACGTTGAGTGTCAATTTCATGTCGGGTTCCTTTAGTTAAGGGGTTGTGATATCTCGAGCGTAGGTGCCGCCAATAAATGACGCGGTAATCATTGACAGTTCGCCTACAGCGCCAGTAATTGGGGTGTAATCCACAAGCTGCATGTTAATAATTGTGAACTCAGGGTTAGACGCTGACTCTGTCGTGCCTGATGGGGAAATGACAAGCGACGTAGTGCCTGTGCCCAAGTTGGCAAACAATGTGGCCTCAACTTCACCAGCGCCATAGCTGAGATACATCTCAAGTTCTACAGAAACTGTTTGCAAGCCCGGCACAAAACGATGGCCAGTATCACCAAAAGCTGTGCTTTCTAATGAGTCCACACCAAGTGTGATAGTTGCACTACGGCACTGGTCGGTCAAATCAACCAAAGCACCACCAGTGGTGGGCGCAAGGTTTACGGTTGGGTTAGTGAGGTAAGTGCTTGTGGCCACGTTGGTTCTCCTGTGTCAAACGGTGCCGGGTGCCGTATCTGTTGTTAGTTCTAGCAGATAATACTACTGCAGTGGGGTATCTCATTGCTTTTGTGCCTGCATCGCCATCTGTAAATCGTAGGCAGGATAAGTAGCCCCACCCATTTCCAACGATGACGGCTGGCCAGCCATGATCACAACTGATGAGCCTAGGACTGTGGCCACGATGTTGAGGATGTTCTCAAGCACTCCTTGTGCTGCTGTGCCACTGCCAATGATTTTAATTGGGATAGTTACGCGGATGATGTTGCCACCACCAGCGACAGTCTCAAAACTTGGGGCATCCAGAAAGACACAGTTAGGCACAATCTTTGTGGGGTCGCTAACTACTCGTAAGCCTGACACTGCCGTAAGTGTGGCTTTAAGGTCAGCCATAGCCTCGTTCAGAAGCCCTGTGGCAGGCATTAGGCAACCTGTGGGCGGTCTATGCCCAAGAGCTGTTTAATTATCGGTGTCATGGCGCTGACGGGTGCGCTACCCATGCCATCAAATGTGGCAAAGGTGTCCTGAACTGAGCCACGAGCACGCCAAAGTGCAGCTGCATACATGAGCGTGCCAAGGGTGGCATCGTGGCCCGGCGAAGTTGTCAAGCTGTCAAAGTAGCCAGACTCTTGCCTACGCCTATAGCAGAAATCACTACCTGCATTAGCGGCCTGTGTAGCCAAGGTGTAGTCATCGCTGGGGTTAGTGATATCCACGCCAAGGTATGTGATCAGCTGGGCCGTGGTAATCCATGTGCAGTTCTGCGTGTAAGTAATCGTGCCAGTAGCGCTTGCTGTGCGTTCAACGTCTGTGCCGGTACAAGCAAACAGCACCTGATTAGGGATACTGACATTGCTGTTAAACAACAGGTCGCCTTCAGTGTCTATGCCAATGTACTCATACTTGGGCAGGGCATAGACAACAAAGGTGCCGTTGAAAGGTGAAGCAACACTGGCAACAGTGATGGATTGCCCCACCTCTATTTCAGTATCGGTCAGTGTTTGTAGCACTGCATAGTTGTCTAGCAGTTGCTTAAAAGTGACTGTGTATATAGCCATCGGCGGTAGCCGCCTTTCTGACTAGGCGATTACGATGCCCTGAATGAAGCTGGACTTAGCAACAAAAGTTGAGAAGTAGCCGTAGTAAGAGAACGTGCGGCTCAACGTGCTTGGGTTCGCAATACTGAGAACGCCTTGCTGTGCTTCGTAAATCTCAAAGCCCGGTGCGTAGGTAACAAGCATTGTGCCTGAAGCAAAGTTGTTATCCACAACAAGCGTAAGGCCCATTACGTCCATTGAGTTGTAACCAAGACCGCCAACGCGTCCAAGCGAGTTCTGACCAAGAACACCATTTGTGGTGTAGCCAAGAACTGGGCGCTTGTTTGCATCAAGCTGTGCGCCCAATTTTTCCCATACATCTGGTGACACGCACAAGTGAGTTGGGAAGTAGTTGCTGTCCTCTGCAATTTCGCGTGCTGCGTCATACAAAGAGTTGATCAGTGATGTTGGGTCACCAGCGGTAACAGTCCAAGTAGAACCTGATGCTGTTTTACCAGCAACCAAAGCGTCGGCTGCAATGTTGTCCGTAG